CGTCTTTTATCTGGCACAGGTCTTTGGTCTGTTCAGAATAGAATGCGAGCGTTAGTAAGTATTGTTGCCGAATATCAAAAGGGTCAACAAAAACAATTAGAAACATCTCAAAAGGCATCTGAACTAATGAATAAGTTGGCCGAAAGAACAGCAAAATTAAAAGAGGCCCAAGATGCTTTTAATGCTTCTCAGGATACGTCCTCTGCTAGTTTAGAGAAAGGTATCAAACAGCGTAAGGGCAGAATTAGAAATTTAGAAATAGAATTGGCAGCGATGCAGCATGGTACAAAAGCGTATAGTGAACAATACGAAAAAATACAAAGACATCAAGAAGGACTAGAAAAGGCACTTGAATTAGAATCTCAGGTATCTTCTGTTTTATTAGAAAGACAATCAATAATGGATAATTATGGATTTACAAATGAAGAAGACGCTAATGCTATTATACAAGAAAGGTTAAGATTAATGCAAGAAGTTGCTGAGAGTCAAGATGAAACATTAAGAGGTTCTGAGGAATATAGAAGAATGGAAGGTAGATTTTTAGTAGAACAAATACAACGCAATAGTGATTTAAGAGATATTGAAGAAAAACGCGCATCTTTAAAAGAAGAAAGAAAAACAGCGCGTCACGGCGACCATAGAAGTATGATTAGAAAAAGCCTTAAAGGTTTAAAAATGGAAGAAAGAGGAATTAAGGCTCAAGAAAGAACTGCTAAATTTGCAATGATGCGTCAAAAAATATTTGATAAATTAAAAAATGTTGGTGCATTTATTAAAACTGTTCTTGCCGCTGCTAAAACTTTCTTAATTTATGGTTTCTTTATTGCCATTGGTTTAGCAGTATTATTTAGAGTAGTTAAGGATGCTTGGCCTGTAATTCAAAATATTTATGCTGGCTTTATGGAATTATGGGAATGGGTAAATGAATATACAGGAACATTTATGGATGTTTTCGCAGAAATATGGGGTGGTCTTTCAAGTATTATTACTGGAATCTATGAAGGAGATTTTGTTAAAGTAATAAAAGATGGATTCTATCCAGTTTTACATGGTCTAGTAAAATTAACAATTAAATTAGCACTTGTGGGTATTGGCGCATTATTATTAACAGTATATGCTTTAGGTATTCATGTGTTCCAATCTTATTTTGATTTCTTTTTGGGAGTATTAACAGGAGATTTCGAGAAAGTAAAGGCTTCACTTGGTAAAATAGGAGCAATAATTATGGCTGTTGCAGTAATGCTAGCAATTGTTCAAGCACTTGTAATGGGTATTGCTGTTACATGGGCTCCTATTGCTCTTGCTATGGCAGCAGGGGCAGGAATGATGTACGCTAGTGGCGCATTTGCTAAAGGTGGTGTTACGCCAAATTCAGGAACATTCTTAGTTGGTGAACAAGGCCCAGAATTAGTTAGTTTACCCGGAAATTCAAGAGTTTACAATAATGGTCAAACGAATGGAATGATGGGTAACACAAT